CAAAGACCGCATGAAGAAGTCAAAGAGATCGAGCATTACCGAATCGTGACCGAGTTTGACAGACAGATTATGATTCCGACAGATATGCCAGATCAAGAGAAGTATATCAAGGTGAACGGAGAACTGTATGCCAAGACGATGGATATTATAAGGCGGTACAACGCTGATCCGAGAAATCTGGTCAAGGGCAACATTTCGTTCTCGGTCTATTGCAATAACGCACTGGTGACGCAGAACAGTAAAGCACCGCTCAAATATCGTGATCCAGAAGCATACGAGCAGATGATGCGAGCGAAAGAAGCGGAAGAGTATAACCGAAGGGTGGCAGGAATTGACGATGGCACAGGGTAAGTCGAGAGTTTACGAACCGATGTGGGACGAAGGAAACGAAGAAAAAGGAATTGCTACGCTAGAGCAGATTGAGGATGGCGAGTTTGACCTTGTGGCCGATATAGATGATCTTCCAGAAGTCAGCAAGGTTCTCGAACAGGAGCAGAGGCAGTACCTTGATTCTATGCGTAAGCGCGTTCGGACAATGATCGACGGAAAGAAGCTGACACAAGCCGTCTGCGCGATCAAGAGCATGGAAAACATGATGGCTATCCTTTCGGACGATGAAATGATGATTCGAGTCAGAGAGAACGTCAGTACGCCAATGGACTTGAAGTTTCTAGCAGAAGCGTATGAGAAGGTAGCTAAACAGGTTCAGAATCTCACCCGCCTCGATACCGTTGATGGATCGGGAACAAGCGCAAAAGCGGCTCTGGCAATCAAATTCGGAACTGGTTCTGGAAGCACAACGGTTCAAGTCGGCGTACAAGTGGATAACGAATAAGCAAACACAAGAGGGCGCAAGCCCTCTTTTCTTGACAACGAACAATATATAATATATTATTCTAGCATGGAAGAAAAGAAAAGCTCAACTGCATATAGATCGGTTCAGGAAGCGCGGAAACGTGATGCGGCGAACGGTGAAGCACCGAAAGTATACAGCATCCTCCGCGATTATTCGAGCGAAGAAGAACTTCCGAAAGGCGAACCGACAAAGAAATGCGAGAAGTGCGGTACTGTTTTCGATCAGGACTACCGCGCTGATATAAACGCATACTCGAATTTCAAAACGTGCCACAAGTGCAGAAGCGCAATGGCTCGACGCAAAGAGAAAAAGGTTCAGTCTGCTAGCAAGGAAAATGAAGTCACTGTTGCAACGTTGCCGATTGATCTATATCCGTGGCAGGTTACAGCAAGACAAGAGTTTCGGACGCATCGTTTTAGCGTGTGGGCGCTAGGAAACCGAACAGGAAAAGACTTTACAGCCAACGTGCTTGGCATTGAATATTTTATCGACTGCATTAATGAGAATAGGCATATCAATCATCCAGAGATGGCTCCGTCCGTTCTTTGGTGGATTGTTGCGCCCAATGAGCGTTTAGCCAAACAGAACTGGCGCGATTTGAAGAAACAGTTCCCGCGTGACTGGATCGTTGCTTGCGACAATACCAATATGGCGATGGAAACCGTGTTCGGCGGCGTAATCGAAGTCCGTTCGGCATATGATCCTGAACAGTTGGTCGGTTCTGGCGTTGATCTCTGTACGATTACAGAAGCGGCTCGAATCAAAGACCTTCTTGTTGCCGTGGCAAATATCGAAGCGCGTCTGAACTCTCCGCAACGCGGTCTTGCAAAGGATCGCGACGGAGCGGCTTACGGCTGCGGAAAGATGATTATCAACAGCACTCCTATCGGAAAGAACCAGTTCTACACTGTGTTCTGCTGGGGATGCAAAGATCACCCGAACTATTCGTCCAACTGGAACAGCACTCAACTTCCGTGGACGGCGAACCCTGTAAACGAACAGCTTGCCAAAACCAAGATTCAAACCAAGTACGGCGAAATGACGTATGAGGATGATCTGCGCAGGAAACTTGGAGAACGGCTCTACAAGCAGAACTACCTCGCAGACTTCCTTTCGGGCGATGGATCTGTATTTAAGGACTTCGAGGAAAAGTGTTGCGTCAACGTGTTCGATCCGTCGCTACAGTTAAAATCGGACGAACAGAGAAAAGAATTTATCAGCCAGTGGCAGAATCCCGTTCCGATGCACCACTACCGAATCGGATATGACCCTGCAACTGGTTCTTCGGAAGATAACCCGACAATTATTATTCGTGATATGGCAAACAACAGAATCGTCCGGCAGTTCAACATGTACGGAAAGAACTACGACGATCAGTATGCTTTTATTGCCTATTGGTCGAAGTATTACAATCACGCTCCGTGCGCATGGCTTAGAACTGGTCACACGGCTATAGAAGGTCAGTTGATGAAGAAGGGCGTTCGCGAGATTCCGCTAGACGAGCAGGGGAATAACAAGGCACAGTTGGTGCAATCGTTAGAACTCGCCGTTCAGAATCAAGCCGTGCAAGTCCTAATTGACGGTTCAGAGGACGCGCAAACGTTGATGTTCCAAATGAGCGACTACACAGAGCAATCGGGAAAATACAGCAACCAAGAGATGGAGCACGATGACTTTGTTTCTGCGATGTATGCGGCATATTTCGATTATTCGATTGTCGAACAGAAGATGCCGTTCAGCAACAGGATAAGTGGCGTAAGAAAGTAAACCTGCACATAATATATTTTTTAGTTGACAAATGCGTTGATAAAATTATATATTATATATGATGATGCGTTCTAGTATGCAGATTCGGAGGCACAAGAGTGGCGAAACCTATGAATACAGTGGATAAAAGCGAAACTCGCGGCTTCCGTATAGGGGCGGCGATTAAAAGTGCTGTTCAGGCTGTGCAGAGTGCTTTCGTCAAGGCGGCAGACAAGCGCGAGAAGGTCAGAGCGGGTCAGCGTTCGGTGATGTCGTATGGCGCAAAGAGTGTTACGAATAGCCGACTGAAAACGGTTGATCTCTTGCAACAGCTTCACGACACGCAGGACAAGTTCAAGTGCGTCGAGCTGATTGTAGAGAAAACGCCTGACGGTGCGCAAGCACTCAATGTATATCTGCGGCTGGCGAATCAGGGCGTTCAAATTGATCTGTTCAATGCGAGAACTGGTGCGCCCGTGAAAAAGTACGATGCAGAAGTCCGCGATTTCTGTGCATCAATCGGATATAACAATTCGATGGGGCTTGATGGATTTATCGACCAGTTACACGCTTCTGCACTGACGCGAACCGGAATGGCTTGCGAAGTCGTTGTTGCAGATGACGCGCAAAGTATTGAAGAAGTCGTAATGGTTGATCCTGCGTATTTCCAGTTTGAGTACCTTGAGGATGAACGCAGATACGCGATCTATCAGACTGACGTAATGAACAAGGGCGGCAAGGTTGATCTCTGCGAAGGTAATTTCTTCTTTGTTCCGTATCAGCCGAAAGTCGGAATGCCGAATGGTACACTTGCGTTTGAGAGCGCGATTGTCACTGTTGAGCAGTATTATAAACTGATTGACGACAGCTTGACCGTCTTGAATCGAATCGGTTATCCGAGATACAGCCACAAGATTGATCGTAAGGCGTTGCTCGAAAGCGCATTGCCCGAAGATACTGCAACTTCTGCTAAAGCGGAAGAATTTATGAACCGAATCTTTGACCAGATTGAATCGCAGATGCGCACGATTGGCAAAGATAGCGATATTATCTCTTATGATTGCGTTGATACACAGGTGCTTGGCGGTGGTCAGAACGGAAGCGGAATTGATCTGCGCAGTTGGTTTGAGGCTCTTGAACCGCTTGTTGCAAACTCTTTCCACTTGACAAGCGTTCTGCTGAACCGATTGGATTCGGGAAGCTATTCGCTTGGCACTGTTGAGTTTAAGATCGTTACGGAAACGATTGATAGCATGCGTCGTGCGTCCAAGCGCATTATTGAGCAGATTATCAACCTGTGGGCGCGTGTGAATGGATACAACGTGTATTGCTCTGTTTCGCATAATCCGATTGACTGGACTACTGAAATCGACAAGATGGAAGCACAGATCAAGAAGATGGAAGTCGCGAGACGTAAAGAGGAATACCACTGGATCAGTCACGATAGAGCGGCGCAGGACGGCGCAGGAGTTGACAAGGCGGATTCCGCTGACGCAGGATTCTTTGAGTATTTGAAGAAAGCGGCGGTTATCCCCAAGACAGATAGCTCTACCGCAACAAGTGACGATGACGAGGATGATGCTGACGCGACGAAAACCACGAAGTCGAAGAACGTAACGCCGTTCAGAACGTCAGCATCCGATAAGATGAACAAGATTATTAGCAGATTCAGAAAGTAGGTGCTTTGAGTGGCAAACAAACCTATGACAAATAAAACTCCGATTATGAACCGCGAAGTATGCCAGTTTATCCAAGCGAAAGCTGACGGTAATGGCGAGGGCGAGCTGTGGGTTTATGGCGATATCACGGATGATAAGTGGTATGACAGTGATGTTACGCCTGCCGGAGTGCGTGACGCTCTGAAAGATATGGGTGCGATTAATACGCTCAACATCCGCGTCAACTCGTATGGAGGCTCGGTGTTCGCGGGCAATGCGATTATCAATATCGTTTCCTCTTACAAGAAGAAGTCGAATGTCAAGGTTCACGCCTATATCGAAGGCATTGCCGCAAGTATGGGAAGTAATATTCCTATGGTAGCAGACTACATCTACGCCGCAGACAACGCGCTCTATATGCTTCACAAGCCGTCCACTTTTGCTTGGGGTAATGCGAACGATCTTGAAAAGGCGAAGGAAATGCTCGACAAAGCCGAAGAAACGCTTGTCAACAACTATATGCGGCACTTTACTGGAACCGAGGACGAACTGCGACAGTTGCTTGCAGACGAGACTTGGTTGACCGCCGAAGAAGCACTTGGATACGGACTTTGCGACGAAGTAATTGAGTCTGTCAAGGTTGCGGCTTCTGCAAAATCGATAAAATACGGCACTGTGGATTTCTCTAAGGATAGCATCCCTGCCGATTTTATAAAGCAAACGAATGGTGATGACAAAGGAAAGGAGGACAAACGAGATATGAGCAGATTCAAGTACGACAGCAAGTTGATGGATCAGTTCGGGATTGACGAGACGGCTTTTGCCGAGTTTGGCGTATCCTCCGAATCCGTCGTTGCTATTCTTAGTGCGGCGAAGGTCGAGAAACCGAAAGCGGAGGCAGAGGAAGCAGAAGAAGCTGACGATGCTGAAAAAGACGGTGACGGCGAGGCAGAATCCGAAGCGAAGGAAGAAACTGAACCGAACGGAGAGGAAGAAGCCGCGAAAGCCGAGGAAAGTCTTGACCACGTTGGTGCGGTGCTGACCGAGGACTGCATGAAGTCGGCTCTCGGTGAAGCGATGAATGCTGAAAAGATTCTTGCGCTTGCCGTTGCTGGAAAGAAGTACAACGAGCTTTGCAAGGACGCGGCAGACGAAGCGATCAAGCAGGGCGTTCGGGCGATGGGATCGACGTTCAACGAAGATCGGTGGCGCAAAGTGTTTTCTTCGGGTCAGTTTGACTTGAAGGATATTCAGGAACAGTGCGCAGAGTGGGGCGGAGAAGCTGCAACCGCGCTGAATGCAGGTAAACGGCTGTCTGTTCCTGCGGCTTCGGATGAAACCAACGGAAAGCGCAAGCCGACTGTTGCGCCGAAAGACAGACTCTAAACAAGAAAACTAAATAACTAATGTTCTGGGAAAGGTAGGAAAAAACAATGTATTCTAGCTATACTGATGCGTATGACCTCGGATTCGATGGTCTTGTAGATAGCGGTACGTTCTTGGTGGATAGCACTTCCGCCGCGACGCTTGCCGTTGGAGACTTCGTTGCGCTGACCGGAGCGAAGACCTGCGGGTTTGGCTCTGCGAACGGGACGATTCTCGGTCGAGTCGAGGCGGTTGAGAACTACAGCAATGATTCCGACGATGGAAAGGTTGCGACCGTTAAACGGCGTTGCTCGTTTGAGGACGTTGCTCTGTCCGCGACCACGACCTACAGACCGACCGCTTATGGCGATCTGATCGCGGTTGACGGAGCTGGCAAGATTCAGAAGCTACAGGCTCTTGCGGTTGATACGACCAATAGCGCAGTAACGCTCACACGCGCCAACTGCTTCGCTATCGAAGTTGACACCACGAACGCCGTTGCGACGATCTGGCTCGACTAACGAGATTGACGAGAAAGGAAGGGATAAAACTATGAAATCTAATCAGGAAATCGACAAGAAGATTCTTGTTAGCGGGAAGGTTATGGACTCCGTATTCACGGGGGAAATGACTGCGAACGAATCTCTTGAGAATACCTATTACGAAGAACTTGCTGATCGCAGAAAGAACGATCCTTCTCTCGCGAATAAATCGGCAGTTCAGATTGCGCTGCTCGACGCTGGCGTTGGCAAATCGACCAAGATCGGAACCGTTCTGGATCAGACGATTAGCACGGGAACCGACACGAACGAATGGCTGATTCCCGCGTGGATGGATGAAACTCTGCATGAGTCGATCTATGCGCAGGACATTCTCCAGTATATCGTCGGAACCCCGATCAACGTGGACAGCACCGTCCTCAAAGCGGCTACACTCGACCTGTTGAGCACCGCGAACAAGGATGCCACGAAGCGCAAACGCGTGAGCGAGGGTGCAGACCTGCCACTGGCGAAGATCACCACTGGCTCCAAGAGCATCGAACTGTTCAAACATGGTCGCGCCGTTGAGATCACCTATGAAGCCCTGCGCCGCATGCGTATGGACGAAATGATGAAGATTCTCGACGCGATTGCAATGGACATTTCGGGGCAGGAACTTGGCGAAGCCGCAGACGTTCTCGTGAACGGTGATGGCAACTCCAATACCGCCGCGTCGATTGGTTTCAGCACGGCTACCGCAAACACGATTACCGCCGCTGAACTCGTCCGCCTGTGCGTGGACTTCTTCGTCGCGACAAACCTCCAGCCGACCACGATTCTGTGCGGAAGCGCGATGTTCCGTTCTCTGCTGACCCTGCGCTATGACCCGACGCTTGTCGAGGGCGCAATGAAGGGGTTCGGATTCAATGCCCCGCAGATCAATCCTGCCGCGCTGAACCTGATCCTTGCAGAGATTCCGACGATTAGCTCCAAGAATGTGGCTGTCGTGTTCAACAAGGACTATGCGCTGAACAAGTACGTCGAGAACGGCTCGATGATCCGCGAGTACAATGCGAACATTCGCAACCAGACCAAGCTCGGAACTATTTCCGATGTCTCTGGATTTGCGAAGTTCAACAACAACGCGGTTCGCTACCTGCCGTCCGCGTAACACGAACTAACAATCAGAGGGTGGAGAAATCCACTCTCTTTTTTTGTGTATTATTGTTGACATTCTTCTATATGTTGTGTATGCTAATAATAAATAATATATGATTTGCATTTCGACAAATTGAAAGGAACTCAACGGCATGAGCGAACAGCTTCACGTAACGCGGATAGAACTGGAAAGTGCTGTAAACCGCGTGGAGGACAGAATGACTGCTAAGATCGAAAAGGTTGAATTGAAGGTCGGTGAACACGATAAATGCATCGCGAGAGTGGAAACTGTACTTGCTCAATTTGAAGATATGCCGTCGATTCTTAGTAGCCTTAATCTCACGCTTGTGAAGTTGGACGGTCGCCTATGTAACGTCGAAGAAGGAATCAAGGGATTGCGCGAGAAAACATCTAGCCAATCTTCTGCAATAAAAGAGATCAGCGAAAAGGGCAAAATTGATTGGATGGAGGCGGTTAAGAAAAACTGGTGGGGAATCATTCTTTTTATCGCCGCAGTCGTAATGCTATTGAAGTCACAAGGGGTGTTCTAACGTGTTCTACCAATCTGCTGATAAACGAGCAATGCTTAATCGTGGCGGTGCAAGCGTCGGCGTATTTATCGGTCGCGGCGCAACGAGAACTGTCGTTATAGGCGGAACTCCGCAGAAGTATCAAAGGGGATTGACCAAGAGAAATGGATCGAGAGATCGCGCATTGGAACGAGTTATTCGCGATGGCGGTCTTGGAATATAGAATTTGGGGGACTAACCACCTCCGCGCCGATTGGGTGATGACGGTCGGCAAATGCACGGCAAAGGTCTTGCATCTTACGGAACGGACGCTACTACTTGTCGTGGGCTGGCAGGGAGCAAGCGTCTGTTTTGCTTATTTGTCTTGACAAACATAGCGGAAAGATTATATATTATATATAGATTGGTGCTGAACGGAGGAATTTCCAGTGGCAACTACGCAAACATATCCGCCCGAATGGGAAAGTTACGCAGATATTGCGAACTTCTATGACCGAGTGCGTTCTGCGCTTGGGCTTGTAAGTGCAACGGATATTGCGAACGCCGCTATGGATTATCCCGAAAAAGCACCGATGGCAGAGCGCAGTATCAAGTCACGAGTCACTGGTTGGGCAACGCTGACAGAGGCGCAATTCGTGATCTTTGAGAGTTGCATCGTTTTGCAGACAGCGGTTTATTTCAGAGAGTATGCTTCTAAGCTAGTTCGCAAGATGCAGAAATCTCCAACGTTGCAGATTGAGTACAATGAAAAGGCAAGCGTATCTGGACAGTCGTTTGAATCCGTGATTGATACGCTGATTGCTGACATTATTGGAACTTCTGGCGGAACAGTTGAGGCGTTTCGAGTAACGAGTACGCCTAGAAAGACGAGTTGGATTTAACCGATGATTGAGCAGATCGGAAACGACTTTTACAATTTGATGCTAGACGCTGATATGGCGGAAGAAGTCGTTGTAACGTCTCCGTCTGGTACGCAATACGCATTGAAGATGTCGGCAACTCCGAACACGAAATCGTCTTATATGCAAGCAGAGCGCGAGTATATGTTCTATGGTGTTATGACGTTTCCAGATGCGGCTACGGCACTTGCGCTAAGAGGAAGCTATTTTACCCGTGATCGATTCGCAGGACGCAAATATATGCTCTGCTCCGTGATTCCAGAACCGACGAGTCAAAAGGTTGCAACCGTGTTCTTTGATGAAGTTGCGTCAAGCATCGATATTGCGAGATTAGTTGAGACTGTAAGCACTACGACAGGAAACACAGAGATCACAGCAACCGTAGTTCAAGCAAACGTTGCGGCATATGTCGCGGAAACGCTTCAACGGCAACAGCAGACCACGGACGGAAACGCCGACAAGACGATTTGCACAGTACGATTCCCCGCAAGATATACATTGTCGAAAGATAACGTGATCCTGCGCTACGGATTTGAGATGAATCCCGCAACAGGCGTAAACGCCTTGAAGAAGATTCGGTATCGCGTAGACAGCATCGACACCTCTATGATGAACATTAGTTCTGGCGGCGTTGTCACTGGAACGATAGGATGCCAGTTGTCGGTCGATACAAGGGCACAGGCGGTGAGTTAGGTGAGCTTATCGTTTGATCCTATCGGGGCGCAAAAATACCTCGTAGAATGCGTAAAAGAAGCCTCGGAAGAGGTGATGAACTGGTTCGTCAGTGAGACTCGTGGGCTTGGAAGCGGGAGCGGATTATCCGCAGCGGGTCAAGCCGCGACGGAGCTAGGAGAAGCGGAAGCGATAGGAGCGGGAATCGTCAGGCAACAGTGCATATTCTACGCTGACGCAATCGTTGATAGCTACGGAACTGGAAGTCTGGCGGACACTGGCGCGGGTTCGTTCTGGAAAGAGTATGCCGCGCAAAAAGGAGCTAACGGATTTAACCCATCAAGAACTACAAAATATATCGCAGGAAGACCGAGGGGGAGCTATTCGGATATTTGGGGAAAGCGTCACAGCACGTGGGGAACTTTTGAAGGACTCAATATTGAAGGAATGGAATTTATCGATTCAGAAACAGGACAGCTAGTAAAGATAGAACCGAAAGCGGCATCTTATGCGATTCAGAATGCAGAAAAGTGGCTTACGAAATCCGAAGGTAGATGCAAGCGAGCGATAATTGCTGCGGCAGAAAAGTGGGCTTCAAAACTAGACGAATTCTTTATAGAGAGGTAAGCAATATGCCTATTACGCCAGCCAAAGACAAGGCATTGATTAAAAGCATATTGAATTCCAATCCGCTGATGACAACGCTTGGGTTTACTGCGGCACAGACATTCCTATACAAGAACAGCGACCAGACGATTGACCCGACAAAGGTACAGATTTTTATCTACAATGTGCAGGGGGAAAAGACAGGCAATGATTTCTCGCACGGCGTGGTCTACGAAGTTCTGTTGTCCGCGTCAAACGCAAAGCAAGGAAGCGTAGACAATGGAAGCGATCAACTGATTGCACTACTGCATAACCGAGTAATCGGAAAGCACAGACTTGAACTGCTTGACCCGCCGATGGCACTTTCGTCCGTAAACTCGCTCTACCAAGTGGCGACGCGGTTTATGGCATATGAAACAGTATATAACAAAGTCAGAACAGCTATCAGCCAGTAAGACGTTGGGATATAGATAGACAAAATACTAATATAACAATCCTCTCAACGAGGAATGAAAGGAAGGACACAAGATGGCTAGACAGGCTCAAACAAGCGTTA